CAAAGAAAATCCCGTAATCTTCAATGATTACGGGACAATCTTTCTGGCAGGGGATGAGGGATTCGAACCCTTGTCACTACAAGCAAAACGGTAAATATATATGAGGATTTTTGAAGCGTGCAAAAATCCGTGCCGATTTTGCAACGTTTATGATTGGATATTCTTGTAAAAATCTCGCATTTTCTCGGAATGCTGATCGATGTCCTTTTGGGATTCGCGCAAATAGTGGTCATGCACTGTACCTATGTTGGTCCATCCTCCGAAACTCATTGTACGCAATTCAGGCCAACCAAGGTGATAACCGAGTGACGCAAATGATCTGCGCAATCCATGAACAGACACAGGAGGAAGGTTGTTCGCCTTGCAGATTTTGTTGATTTGCTTTCCAATGGCCTGTGGAGAGAGCTGAACAATATATTCGTCAGAACCAATTTCAGGAATAATTTCAAGAAGACGCGGAATTACAACAGGGATTTCTCTCTTTGAAGCATATGTTTTGTTGGTGTCCTTCTCAACCAATTTGTTGTTAAAGTCCAAAACCCGCGCTCCAGATACGTTAATCGTAGCATTTCCGTCTTTTGATATTATAATATCTTTACGCTTCAAGTCAACTAGTTCGGAAAGCCTAAGTGAATGCAGAGCCAACAGCGCGGCTAACTCACAGGTTGTTCCGCGAATCAGAGGTATGAATGATTGGATTTGCTCATAGTCCAAATATGGAAGACCTCCCTTATTGAACTTTGGAAGCTCAACCTTTGGAGGGTTTATTCCAGCGTACCGCATAGCAGCAGAAATGACGTTCCAGCGGTTAAATACAGTCTTCGCGGAAACGTGTTTTGCTTCCTCGTTGACAACAGCTTGCCAATCAATGTTAGCGGATATATCAATATCCATGTATTGCTGAAATCCGTGCCGTAGAACTATATCATAGCCTCGATATGTGGCCGGCGAGATAATCTCAGACTTTCCATCTATCATTTTCTGTATTGCTTCTTTTACAGTTAGTTTCGGAGCAAGTTTTTTCTGCTCGATAAAGCCTGCACGTATGGCCTTCGCTTTTGCGATGCACTTATCCTTTGTCGTTTCTGTGATACTTTGCTTCTCTGCGTCAAGGTAAATCCGGTAGTTCCCGCTTGCAAGTTTTCGTGGAGAAGGAACTTTGATTTCGTCTTTTTTCTTCCGTTCCTTTATCTGTTTTTCTCCACACCAGTTACAGAACATAGAGTTGGATTCAATTTCACGACCACAGGATTTACACTTCATGATGGGCTGCCTCCTGCAATTTCTCCAAGGCATCATTACGTTCCTTCATGACACGAAGAAATTCCTGCTTCAAAGCATAAAAAGTATCTGCACAGACTCCGATGCTTGGAGCGATCTTGATGTTTTCATCAAGCGCGTCCAGCACTGCTTGATCGCGCTCATTGATATTGTTTCCCAAACGAATAACCTCCATGGAATTAAAAAAGTACAGAACACAATCAATCTTGATGAGAAATTCAAGGAGCTCTTAGAGAAAGTGAGCGACAAAGATGGATTACTTAGATTCCTTCAGTTTTGCATTCTGCGTCTGAATAAAGACGAGCCAGTTCAAGCAATTTGGAGCGAGTGGTTGCAGACAACTGGCTAAAAATACGAACCATCTCCATGGCCTCGGTGTCGTTACTGACATCGGGGTCATTTTTTTGCGCGGGTAAACCGCCAATCAACTCCTGCTCGGAGACACCAAAATATTCACAAAGTTGAATAAGCGTCCGTGGTTGCGGCGTTGTCCGTCCATCAATCCAGTTGCGGATTGTGGTTTGTGAGCAATGCAAGTCATTCGCCAGTTTATAAGCGGACAGACTGCGCTCACGCATGAGTGTTTTGAGTTTTTGTGAAAAATCCATAAAAATATACCTCCAATTTTGGATAAACAATTTGCTCCAATAGGGTTGCAAATGATTCAATAATGGTGTAAAATATGGAGCATGAGGCAAGCCAATATCCCAGTTGGGTATAGAAATACCCAAGATGGATGAGTAGCTTGATTCTGTATTGGACGTTCAGAATTTTACTACTCCAACTTGCTAATGTCAATCCCAAATGGAGGTGAAATTGTGAACTTTTCTGAAACATTACAAAAAATGATGCAAACGAAGGGTGTGACCAGATACAGATTGGCTAAAGATCTTGGAATCAGCCAGTCAACTGTTACGAACTGGCTGGAAGGACGAACGCCGCATCCTTTCATGATGGATAAGGTTTACGCTTATTTTGGAAGATCAACGTTTGATGCCAATGATGAGCGGGCAAAGCATCGGAGGCCACAAACATGAACGACCTCGTATTCTTAGCACCAAACACGGAAGAACCGTTCACAACATCAGAAGTCATCGCTGAATGCGCCGGGGTTCAACACCATACTGTGACGCGACTGATTCAGCAACATGAAGCTGATTTCAAAGAGTTTGGTTCACTTCGATTTGAAATCGAAGTGAGAAAACGAGAAGTCGGTGCGACAACGGCAAAGAAATATAAGCTGAATGAGCAGCAAGCGACGCTGCTGCTAACGTTTCTTCGCAACACTTCGGCCGTTATCAAATTCAAGAAAGAATTGGTTCGGCAGTTCTACGCCATGCGGGAAGAGCTGATGAACGTGCGGGCAACCCGTGCGGCGCGAAAATCAATCAGACTTGAAATGACCGACGTGATTAAGGCACTTCCGGATAGTCCACACAAGAAACTGAAGTATGGTCAGTACACAGATCTGGCATATCGAATGGCGATTGGAAAGTCAGCACGGCAAGTCCGCGAAGAACGCGGAGCAGACAAAAACGCGAACGCAAGCGACTACATGACGTCGGATGAATTGCAAGCAATATCTGCAATGGAAAATCGCGTATCAGTCCTTCTCCAAGTCGGCATGAACTATCAACAAATCAAGGAGCTTTTAACAGAAAAGAAGCGCAAGGAGGAAATATGCCACGCTTGAAAAAGAAAGAGCCCGACTTCATCAAGGTTGGGCGACTCATAAGAGGCTATGCGACACCGCCCAAGGTGGCAGAAATGATTGGCTGTTCAGCCACAACAGCGCGAAAAAAGATGAACACGCCTGAACTGTTCACGCTTGGCGAGCTCAATATGATTTGCCATAGGGCACACATTCCTATTGAGGACATGAGGCAGGCGGCGCAGGCATGAGTTTAATCAGGAAACATTTTGAAAACCGGGAAAGCTGGCTGGAAGGCCGGCAGGAACTCGGAATCGGTGGTTCTGACGCTGCAGCGGTTTGCGGCCTCTCACCGTGGACATCTCCAGTGGAACTCTGGAGAATAAAAACGGGGCAAAAAAAGCAAAAGGACATATCCACGAATGCTGCGGTTGAACGCGGCGTTCGGATGGAGTCAGCGCTTCGAGAGTTGTATGCAGCCATGAATCCGCAAATGCAGGTCGAGCACTTTCCATACGACATTCTGGCTCAGAGTGAGCGGCCCTGGCTTACGGCGACCCTTGACGGAGACCTGACGGACGAAAACGGACGCCGAGGTATCTTGGAAATCAAAACCGGACAGCTCATGAAAAAAGCTGACTATGAGAAGTGGGCCGATGGAAATGTGCCGATTTACTACCTCGCCCAAACACAATGGCAGCTATTGGCTACTGGATGGGATTTTGTTGATCTGTTTGCCGCGCTTCAGGACATCCGTGGTGACTGGTCAATGAGAACACGCCGAATCGAACGGGCAGAGTGCGAAGAAGACCTCGCATGGCTGCTGGACAAAGCAGATACGTTCTGGGGGTACATCCAAAAGCGGCAGATGCCGCCGATGACTTTGAGAATATGAAAGGAAGGAACACATTGATCGTTGAAGTCAAATTTTACAGAGAAAGTGCGAAAGCATACGTCGGACGCGGGTACAGCTATGAAACGGACATGGCGCTGAACGTTGGAGATCGTGTGCTTGTGCCGGCTGGAAAGGGAAAGAACAGAGCAATAGTCGTGGCGGTGAATGTGCCGCGAATTGCCGTCAATCCTGATTACTTCCCATTGAAGCGCATTACGGAATACGACATGCCGGAGGTGAACGCTTGATGGAAACAACGGAAATCAGGATGATAACCGACCTCGACAAAGCACTTCCACAGAGTATCGCATTCAACTTTGAGGAAGTGAAAACATGGCTGACCGAGAATCTTGCATCTTACAAGAGCATGGTCGTCACCGAAGACGAAATTGGAGCGGCAAAGGCTGATAAAGCCAAGATTTCAAAACTGTCAAAGACCATATCAGAACAGCGAATCGCAATCAAGAAACGCTATCTGGAGCCGTACAACGACTTCGAGGCGAAAATGAAAGAACTGTCCGGTATGTGCGACGAGGCTGCGAAGAACATTGATGTACAGGTCAAGGCTTTTGATGAAAAACGGAAAACAGAGAAGCGGGAAGAACTCAAAGCATTCTTTGAATCGCTCAATCAGCAAGCGTGGCTTCAATTTGAACGGATTGAAAACCCGCGCTGGATGAATGCCACTTATGACATGGAAACGGCGAAATCGGACATCCAGCAAGCTGTGAGCACCATTGCAGAGAACGTTGCAACCATCACAGAAGCTGGCGGAGAGTTCGAGAGTGAAATCTTCCTGGAATATCAGAAAACGCTTGACCTTGGAGCGGCCATGCGGCGCGGCGGAGAACTGAATAGGCTGAAAAAGGAGCGGGAAGCACGCAGAGCTGCCGAAGAAGCAGCCGAACGCGCAAGACGTGAGGCGATTGCGGCGCACGAAGCTGCTGCGGAAAAGGCACAGCGCGAGAGGGCTGAAAGGGACGCACAACGGAAAATCGAAGAAGAAACTGCGCGCCGGGCGGAAGAAATGCTGAATGCGTCAAACATATCCCGTGTGGAAGCAGGACTGGAAACCGCACAAGCGGAACCGGTTTCTGTGCTCGATTTCAGAGTGTACGTTACCAATGAGCAGAAAATTAAACTTCGGGACTGGCTGAACGCCAACGGCATCCGATTCTGCCGTGTACCAAAATTCGGAGACTGATATACGAAAGGAATGTGAAATATGAACGCAACAACTAGACTTACACCGCCTGCAAAGACGCAGACGTTTTCAAACGCTATCACGTCCAATGCGATGCAGGAGCTTATCCGAAAATCTTTGAAAGACCCAAAAGCTGTAGCGAGATTTACATCGACGCTGATTCAAGCGGTGAATTCTTCTGACCAGTTAAAGGAATGTGATCCCGGAAGCGTCGTAGCAGCTGCACTTCGCGGAGAAGGAATGGGCCTGATACTCAACATTCACTACCATTTGGTTCCCTTCGGGCGGATGTGTAATTTTATCATTTCATATAAAGGCTATATTGCGCTGGCCCTTGCGACTAAGCAGTACCACGATATAGATTGCCTTGACATCCGAGAAGGCGAGTACATGGGACGCGATTCGCGCACTGGAAAGCCAAATTTTGACTTCAACGTTTACTCTACGGATGAAGAGCGTGAAGCAGCACAAGTAATCGGGTACTATGCCTATTTCGAATTGAAAGATGGAATGTTCCGACCGGAATTTTGGTCGATGAACAAGCTTCTGTTCCATGCAGATCGGTATTCACAAGCGTTTGATCTTGAAAAGTTCAAAAAGTTCACTTCTGGGGAAATGACAAAAGAAGAGGAAGAAAAGATGCGGAAATCCTCACCTTGGAACGACGTTGGGTATGGGCAAGACAAGATGTGCCGTAAAACCGTTCTCCGCAGCCTCCTGAACTCCGGTTATGCGCCGCTTTCCAATGAAATCCGCTATGCAATGGAAATCGACTCCGAAGATGGTGTAATTCCAGAAATACCCATTATCAACGTTGACAAGTCAACTGGAGAAGTGACTGGCGCGGTTCCGACAACTCCTGCTATCACTGCTGCATCGGACGATGACTTCTTCGATGAAACTGCCGTGAGCGCTGAACTTGAACGAAGAAATGATGCCAAGCAGGAAGAAGTACAGGCTCCTGCACCCGTCAAGCGGAAAAAGGCAGCAACCGAAAGCAAGCCGGAAGCAGTAGCAACGTCCTACACGGACGATGGCTTTTTCGGTGGTGGTGAGTAATGAGGCCAATCATAAATGGCGGGGTCACACAGGACCCAAAAGACCCAAAACGGCAGTCATGCGAAACCATGCTTATTTGGGGAAAGGTTACGCGGGACGCAAAGCTCGAATACACAAAGGGTTCAAACAACAAACCCCCGATGCCAAAAGTCACATTTGGCGTAGCATACGAGGAAAAAAAGTTCATGAACGTCCTCGCATTAGGGGAATCTCCTCAAACCAATATCGCGCAGCGCGTTCGGAAGGGCGATCAGGTTTTAATCGCTGGAAGATGGTCAAGCAAAGAATACAAAAACAGCGCCGGTGAGGAAAAAACATGGGCAGAACTGAGAATTGAGCAGATTGCCATTCAGAGCGACGACTATCGAGAAGAAATGATCGACTGCCTCTGGACTGCGTTCGCAAACGCGATGGCAAAAGGCTATATGCACGACAGGACAGAATTCATGCGGGCATTCAACACCTGCTTCGTAGATGCGTTTTGGGAGCTTTGTCAGTCCATGCAGGGAGAAGAACCACAGGAAACGGATGACGGAGAAGTAGCTGGTGGCGATGACTACGAGCTGACAATTTGAGGACTTTTCAATGGGAAAGGGAATTAGCCTATCTGACTTGCCGGAGCCATACAGACGGCAGGCGGAGCAAAAGCTCATACAAGAAATGCAGCGGAGGGCGTCAATACAGTCCTCGGACAAGGCCGAAAATCGGAAAGTAGCTGTGAAAAAGGGCAAAACCGATAAGCCACCAAAACTGCGAAACAAGAAGGTTACTCGCGATGGCAAGACCTTTGACAGCAAGCGGGAAGCAGACCGTTATGACGATCTTGCACTTCTGGAAAAGCAGGGAGTTATCCAGAACCTTGAATGGCAGAAAGAATACCTCCTGATTCCGGCACAGTACAAAACCGTCGAGCAGTACGGGAAACGCGGAACGAGAATCAAAGACAAGCGCATTCTTCTCGAACGGCAGGTGACATATGTTGCCGATTTCGTTTACGAGAAGGATGGAGAAACAGTCGTGGAGGACTCGAAGGGCTACAGGAATCCGTCTTCGGCACCTTATGCGAAGTTTGTACTGAAGCGGAAACTAATGCTCTGGATACACGGAATCAGAATAACGGAAGTTTGAATCGGAGGCAGAAACAATGGAATCTATGCGTGAAGATGTATTCAGATTGGCGGTAGCACCATGGAAAAGCATTTACAGGTCAGACACGCCGGAGAGGGTAACGAAAGAAACGCAGAACGAAATTGATTTCTGCCTTTATCACTGTCCTTATGCGGACACTGAGTGCTGCAACTGCATTGACGGCGGCACAAAAGAGAAGCAAGGAAGGCCGAACGTAGGCGGGCAGTTTGATTTGGAACGGCTGAAGGAAATGCTACGCTTGAAAATACCGCAGGCAAAGATCTGTAGGGAACTTGGCGTAACTCGGCAGACCGTATACAACTACAAGAAAAAACTGGGGGTGATTTAGGTGATTCATCTTGGCGATATTTGCAAAATCAACGGCGCGGAAATCGAACCGGTTGACTGTATAATTGGTGGTTCACCTTGTTAGACAGGACTTATCAATAGCTGGAAAGCGCAAAGGACTTGCAGGCGAACGTTCTGGCCTTTTCATGGAACAAATCAGAATTATCAAGGAGATGCGAGAGCATGACAGAAAGACCGGACGGACAGGTGAGTTTGTTCGACCAAGATACATGGTATGGGAAAATGTGGCAGGAACATTCAGCTCAAACAAAGGCCGTGACTTCGCGGCAGTCCTCGAAGAAGCAATCCGCGTCGCAGAGCCGGAAGCTCCCGACATTCAAGTGCCTGACAAGGGATGGCCGACTTGGGGGGGTACAGGGACGTGGACGGACGATGGAGCGTGGCTTGGCGCGTGCTCGACGCGCAATGGTGGGGAGTGCCCCAACGCCGCCGTAGAATCGCGCTTGTCGCAGATTTTGGAGGAACGACCGCACACAAAATACTCTTTAACACCAAAGGCGTGCATGGGCATTCTGAGACGGGCCGAGAAACGAGGGAAGGATCTTCCGCAGGCGCTGAAAGCGGCACTTCTTGCACAGTCCGCATCAGGGGGGGATGTGACGGAGGCGGAAAAGGTGCTTTAGTCCAGACGGAAAAGAGTGGCACGCTTGGAACTGGAAATGACCAGACGCTTTTCCAAGGAGTAATAACACCATGGGATACACAGACGAACCGCGTATATGGGCAGGATGGAGTTTTCCCATCGATTTCTGCAAGAGAGACGGCTGGGATGGACAGACAAAGCGTTTTCTGTGTACCTATCAACGACAAGGCAACTCGATTCTCTGGCGGTGGCGACACCAGAAAAGACGATGGTGCGGGAAACGGACTCGGAGTGGGACACGACGGAGAACCCTCCCCGACGCTCACGGCTGCCGACAGGCATGGCGTGTATTGCGCGGGATTCAAGCTTGGCAATAGCGAAAATGCGCGGAGCATCGGATATCAAGAAGAACAGTCACCGACGCTCAACGCAGAGTGCGGTGGAAATAAGCCAGCAGTTGTGTATAGTCTCGATTCTTTTGCATCCAACAGCATGAAATCTCCAAACCCAAAGAGCGGATGCAGAGAAGTCGAAATAGCGAAGACGCTTGATACCACTTCACCTGACCCGGCGAAGAATCAAGGTGGAATTGCGATTCTGGATATGAGCCACGCAAACGACGTGATTCGTGAATGTGGGGATGTCGTTCCGACGCTGCAAAGCAGGATGGGAACCGGCGGCAATCAAGTGCCGCTGACGTATGCTTGGGAACGCTCCGACAGCCTTTCGGAATCGAATGTTGCGTGTACGCAGAGCGCACGGCAAGGTAAATCTGCAACGGATTTAAGCATACAGCACGGAATTGTGCGCCGCCTCACACCATTGGAATGCGAACGCTTACAGGGATTCCCAGACGGATGGACAGATATTGGAGATTGGGTTAAAACAGATAAACGCGGGCGCAAAATAAAAGTGAAAGGAAGTGCGGACAGCCCTCGGTATAAGGCGCTGGGAAACTCCATCGCCCTGCCGCCGTGGAAGTGGGTTCTAAAGCGGCTTTGCACGCAATACGAGCGCGACGCGACGATGGGGAGTCTTTTTGACGGGATCGGCGGATTCCCTTTGATCTGGATGCAGTTCAACGGCTGGAACAGTGTGAAGTGGGCAAGTGAAATTGAACCGTTCTGCATCGCGGTAACGAAACGGCACTTCGGGGATGAAAAAAATCCCGGTGATGCCTGGAAGTATTTGATTGGAGCGCAGAAAGATGGCTAAGTACATTCATGCTGGGAACTTAACTGCATATTTGGACATGGCGTTGATTGAAAACAAATCTTCGCCGACGGCCGGATATGCACTGCTGAAACTGCACCAAATCATCAATGAACATCCTGACTATTTCGGCTGCATTACGATTGGGGAGTGCGACGGCTACCGGTGGAATGGCTGTCACCAGAAATGTTCGTGCTGCCGACGGAATCCAGGCTTAAAAGATTGCTATGAGGTGAAAGAATGAGAACGGACGATATTATTTGTGGACTACGTTGCTGCTATGACACGACAGGGGAGCTTGATTGCGAATCTATGTGTCCGTTCGTGAATGCGGAAGGGTGCAGAATCAAACTGCATGAAGCTGCCGCAGAACAACTTGAGTTACTTGCATCAAAAGTAAATCGATTGGAATCTCTTGTACAGCCAATAGGCAAAAACCCGTGCGATGGATGTGACCATGGATGGGGGTCAGTGGTAGGACAAAAAAACGGGAAAGTGGAGTCAAAGAGCTGTATGGAAGAATGCCAGCTGCTGAAAGAGTATCTGGAGAAACAGAAGGAGGGACAGCAATGCTGCCCATGATGGAAGCAGGGTGCTATAACTGCCCGGTAAAAAACTGCACTGCGGCATATCGTGGCAGCGAATGCGCCGCGAACCGTGCAAAGTTAGGAATCGATACCGACCCGCTAACTAATGGAGAATACATCAGGCAGGCAGACGACAATCAGCTTGCGGACATTCTGTACGGAGCTATTTCTGGGATAGTAAAAGAGATGCTTTGCCGTTTCGGAATAACCGATTGGGAATGTCCAGACATCCGAGATGAATACGTTGAGTGGCTGCGAAGACCATGTGACAAGGAGGCCAAATGAAAACACTGAACGGCGGACAAACGCTCACAATTCCATGCAAAATCGGTGACTACTGTCTATTCGACACAGGACTGTGTATCAAAAAAATGAGAGTCAGGGGCTTCTACTTTGGCTATCCTGATGGGCTGCGCATTGACCTCGGCGACATCAAACCGGTCGCGCTTCATCACTCAATCGTCGGCTATGTTGCAGCTGAAGACGATATCATGCAGAGTACAGAAGCCGTAAGAATGAGGAGGCAGTTAGAGTACAGATGAAAACTGAAATCACAAAAATCAAGGGTGACTGGGAAGAAGTCGTTTCGGACTGCCGCGCAACGGTCGGAAAGCCACCGCTCGGGCATGAGCCGAGCACGGAGTTCAAGCGGAAGATTCTGATTGCGGAGCATTCTACAATCAGAGACATTTCCGTCAAATGGATATGGAAGGGGATCAAAAGTTGGATTGCTACGCATTGGAGCCGCCACAAATGGGAGTGTTTCATCAGAACACAGCGCTCAGACCGGACGGGCATTGACCGCGACAAACTGCCGCAGGACGCGCCGGTTGACTTCGTAGGAGAAGCAAATGTACAGGCGCAAATTGACACCATGCGGAAACGTTTGTGTCGTAAAGCCGCTCCGGAGACGCGACAGTACGCCGAGGACTTCAAGGCAGCACTCCACGAGATCGAACCTGAAATCTCGGACGTTCTGTGCCCTGATTGTGTCTACCGAGCGGGCTGCCCAGAAATGACACCGTGTGGAGACGGAAAATGCTTTTTTGATGTCCTGATTGACCAAACAGCCGGTGCGGTTGCGACGACACACATCCAAGACCGCTACGATGCCTACAACAAATTCTTCTATGAACGGAGGAAGGCAGAATGAGCATTTTCGTTGAAACGTGCCCGAAATGCGGCGCAGAACTGCAAAATATCGTGATCGCTACGTTCCCGCCTATCCCGCAGAAGAAGTGTTTCAACTGCGGATGGAGCTGGGAAGGGAAGCCTGAGAAGGTCGAGTACAGGCAGTTCGAGGAAGCCGCTGAAGAGAAAGATTAATGTCGGTAAATG